GTCACGTCGGCGGCGATCGCCAAGGGGATCCGCGGCGGCAAGATCGCGGGCCGGTTCGTGGCCGTCACCTGCCATTACGACGTGGCCGATTGGCTCACGCCCGACTGGGTGATCGACATGGCCACCTCGCGGTTCGAACGGAGGTGTCTTCGGCGACCGCCGATCCGGATCGAGATCTTTCGTTGCCGGCGCAGTGCGTGGGCCCTGTTTGCGCGCCATCACTATCTGAGCGGGAGCCTGCCCCGGGCGGTGCGGTGCTACCTGGCCACGTGGGACGGCGCCCCGGTGGCGTTCTGCGCCGTGGTGAGCCTGATCGGGCAGAAGGACCGCTGGCGCATAAGCCGCGTCGTCACGCTGCCCGATTACCAAGGCATCGGCATCGGCATGGGCGTGACCGAGGCCATCGCCGAGTCGTACCGCAACGTCCGGCAGCGCCTGAACCTCACGGCCAGCCACCCGGCCGTGATCGCCCACTGCCGCCGCTCGACGCGGTGGCGCACGGTCGGCGTCAAGAAGACCGGCAGCCGCGGGGCCGAAGCGTTCGCCCGCGCCTACCGCGGCTCGCCGGGCCGGGCGGTGGTGTCGTTCGAGTACACGGGCCAGCGATGATGGGGGCCCGAGATTGGGGACTGAAGATACCGGACACCGCGGCATAGGAGCAGCAGCGTGGAAAGCAAACCTGGACGCAAACGATTTCTCGACGGCTACAAGCGGCGCGAGATCCTCGCAATCCTGGCCGTGGGAGGCACGTGGCAGACGGCGGCCGAGTACGTCGGCTGCTCGGTGCAGACGATCCGCAACACGGCCCAGCGCGACCGGAACTTCGCCGCCGAGCTGCGGCGCAAGTCGCAGCACGCGGAGATCAACTACCTCCAGAACATTCGCGCCGCCGCCCAGAACGAGCGCTACTGGCGGGCGGCAGCCTGGGCTCTGGAACGGCTGCAGCCGGACAGATACGGCAAGCGGGGGCCCGACGCCATCACCATCGACCAGATCGTCGAGCTGCTGGCCGGGTTCTCGGACCTCATCATCCAGGAGGTGCCTGCGAAGTTTCGCAAGAACGTGCTCAAGCGTCTTTACACTATTTCTTGCGGCCTGAAAGAGCAGGCCAAAAAAACCCACAAGTAGGGTGTGCCTCATGAGCCGCAAACAACTTTTCGCCGGTTGCAGCCTGGCGCCCGACAGAATCCGGCAGTTCGCCAAAACGTTCCACGATGCCCTGGCGGTGCGCCACGGCTGGGCGCGGCGCGAGGCGCGCAACGGCCACGCGGGGCTCTTGGCCTGGGCCCAGCGGCTCCTGCCCGACCACTTCGCCCTGCCGCCCTCGTCGATGCACCGCTTCCTGGCCGCGCACCTGGACAAGATGGCCGAGGTGCCGGGCTCGAAGCTCAACCTGCTGGCGCCCCGCGGATCGGCCAAGTCCACGATCGCCACCCTGGCCTTCTCGCTCCGCATGGCGCTCGAAGGCCGCCACCCTTACCTCTGGATCGTCTCCGACACGCGGCACCAGGCCCAAACCCACCTGGAAAACATCAAGGCCGAGCTGGTCGGAAACACGCTGCTGGCGCAGGCCTATCCCGACGCCGCCGGCCGAGGGCCCGTCTGGCGGAGCGGGACGATCGAGCTTCGCAACGGCGTGCGCATCGAGGCCTTCGGCACCGGGCAGCGGATCCGCGGTCGCCGTCGCGGCCCTCACCGGCCCACGTTGATCCTCTGTGACGACCTCCAGAACGACGACCACATCCGCTCGTCGCTCCGGCGCGAGTCGAGCCGCGAGTGGTTCTTCGGCACGCTCCTGAACGCCGGCACGACACGGACCAACGTGGTCAACCTCGCCACGGCCCTGCACCAGGACGCCCTGGCCCTGCAGCTTGCCCGACGTCCCGGCTGGTTCTCGGCCGTGTTCAAGTCCGTCCAGCGGTGGCCCGAGAACATGTCCTTGTGGAGCCAATGGGAGGCCATCTACACGGACCCGAGCAACGGCCGCTACCGCGAGGACGCCCGGGCATTCTATGACGAACACCGCGAGGCCATGGACGCCGGCGCTCAGGTGCTCTGGCCCGAGCACGAGGACCTGTACGCGCTGATGTGTCTGCGGACCGAGAGCGGGCACACGGCCTTCGAGCGCGAGAAGCAGAACTCGCCCTTGAACCCCGAGCTCTGCGAATGGCCCGAGGACTACTTCGACGAGACGATCTGGTTCGACGACTGGCCGGCCGGGCTGGTGGCCCGGACCATGGCGCTGGACCCGAGCAAGGGGCGCGACGACCGGCGCGGCGATTACTCGGCCCTGGTGCTCTTGGGGGTCGACCGCGAGGGGGTGCTCTACGTCGAGGCCGACCTGGCCCGGCGTCCCACGCCGCAGATCGTGGCCGAGGGCGTGGAGCTCTTCCGCCGCTTCGGGCCCGACGTGCTCGGCATCGAGGCCAACCAGTTCCAGGACCTGCTGGCCGGGGAATTCGAGAGCGAATTCCGGCGCCAGGGCATTTTGACCGGGCGGCCCGTGCCGATCGAGAACCGCGTGAACAAGCGGGTGCGAATCCGCCGGCTGGGGCCGTACCTTTCGGGGCACCGACTGAAGTTCAAGAACGGCAGTCCCGGCACGCGCCTGCTCGTGGAGCAACTGAAGACCTTTCCCGTCGGCGACCACGACGACGGCCCCGACGCCCTGGAGATGGCCGTCCGCCTGGCCGCCGAGTTGCTGCGCAGCCGCACGTTGAGAGACCCGCTCGGCGACCGGCTGCCGGTGGGGTAATCGCACCGAGCCAACAACCCCTGGTTCCCATGCTCTGCATGGGAACCCCATGGACGCGACGCTCCGCGTCGCCCCGAGCAGTGTAACGCACAAACGACGTCCTCCGACGCAGAGCGTCGGAGCAGTGCGTTCCCATGCAGAGCATGGGAACGAGGTGTACCATCCACCCTCACCAATCAGGACCCCGAACCATGCCACAAAACCCTGAAACCACCACCGACCACGGCAACGGCACCGCGGCCGCCGGCCCGCGCTTAAGACACCTCGAGCGCCGGCTGATCGAGGCCTTCGACGAGCTGTGGGACAGCTTCGTCGACCCGGCCGACGCCATGTACGACGCCGACGGCACGCGCTGGCTGAAGCTCGGCGGCGAGGGGGCCGCCGGCGGCACGCTCGGCGCCGGCGTCGCCGACGAGACCCAGCTTGCCGAGGTCCGCGCCCAGTGCCGCGCCCTGGCCTTTGAAAACGAGTTCGCCATCAACGGCCACGAAAACCGCGTCAGTTACATCGTCGGGCCGGGCCACAAGTACCGGGCGGCCCCCAAGCCGGGCGCGGAGACCGACCGCGCCGCGGCCGAGCTCGCCCGCGAGGTCCAGGCCGTGCTCGACGGGTTCGTTCGCACCAACCGCTGGCACGCCCGGCAGCAGGAGATCGTGCGCCGCCGCGACCGCGACGGCGAGTGTTTTCTGCGGCTCTTCCCCGACGAGGACGGCACGACCCGCGTCCGCTTCGTCGAGCCCGAGCAGGTGGCCGCGCCGCCCGACCGGGCCGGCGACCCGGCCGCGCGCTTCGGCGTGCAGACCGACCCGGACGACGTGGAGACCGTCATCGGCTACTGGATCGACGGGCGCCTGGTCGGCGCCGCGGAAGTGCAGCACCGCAAGCTGGGCGTCGACGCCAACGTCAAGCGGGGCCTGCCGCTCTACTACCCGGTGCGAAAGAACCTCCGCCGGGCCGAAAAGCTGCTTCGCAACATGAGCGTGCTGGCCGAGATCCAGTCGGCCATCGCGCTCATTCGCAAGCACGTCTCGGCCACGGCGGCCGGGCTGGAGCAGTTCGTGCGCAACCAGGCCGACCTGAGCGTGACCAGCCAGCGCACCGGCCAGACGAGCCACTTCCGCCGCTTCGCCCCCGGCACGATCCTCGACGCGGCCGCGGGCACCGAGTACGAGTTCCCCGCCGCAGCGATCGACGCGGGGCGCTACGTGGCCGTGCTCCAGGCCGAGCTCCGGGCGATCGCCAGCCGGCTGGTGATGCCCGAGTTCATGCTCAGCTCCGACGCCAGCAACGCCAACTACTCGTCGACCCTGGTGGCCGAGGGCCCGGCCGTCAAACTCTTCGAGCGCCTGCAGCACGAGCTGATCGCCGACGACCTGGCCGTAATGCGCCGCGTCCTGCAAACCGCCGCCGCCGCCGGCCGGCTGCCGCCCGAGGCCCTCACCACCGTCGACCTCCGCGCCATCCCCCCCACCCTCGCCGTCCGCGACCGCCTGCGCGACGCCCAGGCCGACCAGATCCTCTTGCGCAACGGGGCCATGACGGCGGAGACGATGGCGCTCAGGCACGGGCTGGAGCCGCAGAACGATCGGTGAACACCGGAGCCATGCTGGTCATCTCAATCGAAACGCGATTGTGGACGT